TTAGTTGGAGGACTAAATGACAGACAAAAAAATCATAGGTGATTCTCATTACCTATTTAACTATCACGATACTGAGGCTCGAGACGAGCTACAGTATATTACATCCGTAGAAAATTCATTAAAAATGGAAGGAGAATACTAATGAAAATTAAAGTTTTTCATACCAAAAATTATGGTCGCGTAGATTGTTATGTAGTAGAAACTGAACAGGCTGAGGCTATCAGAACTATTACAGGGGCAAAAACTTTAACAGATCAAGCTAAAAAAGGGTTTGAAATGCTAGGGTTTGAATTTGTAGAAACTTTACAAGAAAGGACATATTAAAATGCCAATCAAACAAATAAATCATATCACTAAACAAGCGTATCAAGGGAGTAACTGGGGAGAACTTGAACGAGTGCAGCAAGGGCTAGGATATAAGAGTAATGAGTGGTTAACATTTGTACAAGCTAGAACAAATGGTTTACAAGTTAAAAAGGGGAGTAAAGGGACACATTTATTCAGAATCATTGAGTATATTGATAAAAACAGCAAGGGTAAGGATGATGTATTTCACGGTAAAAAAAGTTTTACTGTATTTAACATGGATCAGGTTGAGGAGGTGGAAACAAATGTTTAATGGTTTAGATCTATTTATCGTATTTGGTTTAATTGTATTAATGGTTAATTGGGGGGATTAAAATAGTTTTATGGATAAAATCAAGGAATATTTTGCTAAAATAGGGCGCAAAGGTGGACTAAAATCTCGACGTGTTTTAACATCTGAACAAGCTAAGAAAATGGTTGAAATTCGCATAGCTAAGGCAAAAAATAAGAAAATAAATTAACATTCTCTAACCTCTTTTGTTAAAACTTTATAGCCTTATAGTAAAAGAGGGTGGGGAGTCTATCTATTTTACAATATTAAATACAAGGTGTTATACTTTGTATTATGCAATTTAACCCTACAGATAAGTCAATAAGTTTAATAGGCGATATTGATTTCTTATTGTTTGGGGATAGCACAACACTCAACACGGCTTACGCCTTAGTAGATCGAGTCAGAAACGTAAACATTGAGTGGGATGAGGCGCTCACAATACTATACAGGGCAGATCCGAACTATAAATGGGATGATGTATCAAATACAGATTTTCCAATCGCAACAATAACATTAACCTCCGGGCTTGATCATTATACAATGCTTGATAGCGCTCAGGTGATTCACAGGGTGCGCGCTAAGGACTTAAATGGGTCTTGGGTGACTCTGGATCCAGTTTTGAGGCGTGAACTCTCAGACAGCGAATTAGAGGCTACTGGGACCCCGAAAAAATACTACAAATCAGATGGTGCAATATTTCCTGTTCCAATACCTAACTATGGTTATTCTGCGGGGTTTGAGTTAGAATTTCAGAGAGGTGGGAATCATTTTGTTACAGGAGACACAACGAAAGAGGCAGGATTTAATTCACAATTTCATCAGTTCTTATCAGTTGGCGCTGCACTAAGGTACGCGTTAGCAAATGGAATGGATGAGAAAATCAAGCTACTACAACAACAAAAAACGGCTATCGCCGACGCTATGCGTGAACATTACGAGATGCGATCACCAGACGAACATCCGAAGTTAAAATTAAAAAGAGTATCCCGGGGAACTGGGTTATAAAATAACTTTATGATAGAAAACACGAATAGCGAGCTGTTTAAACGAATAGAGGCGGAAATAAAGAACTATGTAAGTGGTTCTGTTGAAGTATCTGAGGGTGTACAGTTCAGTCAACATAAAACTATCAGGAGAATATACAAATTCAGGAGCAGGGATTTAGACGGAACCAAACTAAATTCAGATCTATCATACAACTACTATTTTGATGTTATAAGCCCGCGTGCTGACTCGGAGATAAAAAATCTTAGATTCGATACAAAACATATACTACTATTTTCACAAAACCCAATGAAAGACTTTGCAGCTGTGTTCGTCGCTAACGCGTCACTTAAAAGCTGGATGGCTGAGAACGGAGAGGATGATAAATTAAAGGCATCAGTTGAGGAGTTTGTTGCTAATGGTAATATAGGATTTAAACGTGTAACAGGAGGCTATGAGACAATCGATCCACTTAACACAATAATTACTAACCAAATGGCTGAGACTGTAGATGATACAGATATTATTGAGCGTCACGAGATGAGTGCATCACAAATATTGGGGATGTCTGAGTGGGATCAGGAAGAAATAGAAGATGTTATTAAGGAAGAGAAAAATAAGAGCTTTAAATCAACAACAGAAACAACTCCAACACCGGCTACCGCGCCAAAGTATGAAATATATGAGTTTACTGGTGAGGTATCAGATAAGGAGTTTAACCAAGCTAAGGGGAAAGAGGATGGTGACGAAAACAAGTACTTTTTAGCTAAGATTATTGTTGCTGGGTTACGAGAGGGTGGGTCAAGTCGTAGGTATGTTTTATTTGCCGATAAGATTAAGGGGGATATGTCAGATCATTACATATATGCACATCGTGGGAGATATGAACGTAGATTCTGGCGTGTTGGAATGTATGAATTATTGTTCGATCATCAGATCAGAGCCAATGAGATAGCTAATCAACTAGCCACTGGGTTGGAGTGGGCGTCAAAGGTAGTGTTTAAATCATCAAATAGCAGGGTTATGCAGAATATTAGGGCAGACCTTGACAATGGCGATGTAATCATTACAGATAATCTGGACCAATTACATGTACGTATGCAGGGTATGGACCAACTAATAGCAGACTGGAACAGGCTAATGGAGGACGCAGACCGTGTTTCTAACTCATTTGAGATCATAAGGGGTGAAAATTTGCCTAGCGGCACACCTTTTAGGTTGGGCGCATTAATGGATCAGAACGCTGGAATGTTATTTGTGTTACTCAGACAAAAACTAGCATTGCCATATAAACGAGTATTCAAGCAGTGGGTATTGCCTAGCCTATTAAAAGATATGAAAGGGAAAGAGGTATTTAACCTAGTGGGTGAAACTGAGGTGCTAGATCAACTCAGGGATATAATGGTAAATAAATGGTATGTGGATAATTTGGTGCAGATTGGGCCACACACAAAGGAAATAGCAGAGGCATTGAAAGCTGATAAGCTAGACAGTTTGCGCGAAGTAGATCCAATTATTGAAAATTCTAAAGAGTTATGGGATGGGGTACTGCCTCGAATCTTTGTCACAATAACCGGGGAGAACTCAGATATTGCTGATCAGGTAACTGATCTAATGACATTAATACCACTAGAAGTTGATCCAGTAAGACGTGCGTGGATGTTAGATTTGGTATACAAGATAAGAAACATACCAGTACCACCAAAGATAGAGGAACCGGTACAGACAGAGGCTAGCGCCGGTAATGGAACGCCAGCACCTGTAAAAAGTAGTAATACTAGCAGGCCTCAAACTCCTGCAATTCAATAATGGATATACAATTCAGAATAATATTTGAAGAGTTTAATAAAGGATATGCGCCACTATCACATTTAGATAGCAAAACTTTTATTGGAGATAAGGGTCAAGCATCTGAAATGAAAGCAGATGTAATCTCGAGACCATCATTTTTAACACAGTCACCGGCACTAGCCAATTTAACAAATGGAACAGAGGCGGGAGTGGTTGACCAACTTATTAGGTATATATTGGAACAACCAACAGACTCGGCTGAAACAGTTACATATGCATTAGGAACAAGTAAATTATTCAAACTCAGTGCGACTACCGTCAATACAGGTGGGACACCGTCGTGGCCACAAGCTGTAAGTGGTATGACATCTGGGGAATCAATCGCAAGATTAAATGCTAATATTTATGGGTTTTATAATAAGGCTTCGGGAGGGGATATTCTGAAAATGGTTTTATCTACAGAATCAATAACGGCAAATTGGGGCAGTGTAACTGATGTAGCACTAGAGAGCGCACCACATCCATCTGCAACAAAAGAGGATATTATGTTATTTGGTAATGGGCAATATGTTGGAACATATATAGAAGGTCTAGCGACATTAGATGTGCAAAAGTTAGATTTTGGTATAGGGGCAAAAGTGGTGGATGTGTTATTCCATGCTAATGCGTGGTGGATAGCAGTCAATCATGGCGAGCGCCGAAGTCAGATATATATGTACGATGGATCGGCACTATCAAACATACTTTCAGATGAGGCAGGGATAGGCGCACAGAGTATCGGGTTTTTATATGTTGTCAATGGTATCATATATGTAGCGTATAGTGATAGCACTAGCGGTGGTTATGTGCTAGGTTACTTATCAGGTAGAGTGCTAAAACCTATGCGATACTTCTCGGGGTCATTACCAGATTACAGGCAAAAAACATTATACAAGAACACAATAATTTTTATATCAAGCACAGATATTTGGAGTTTTGGCGCTTCGGTCAATCAACTGCCAGCACAAATAAGTAAGTTGGCTGACGCGGGTCACGCAACAGTAGGAGGTCTATCGGCACCATTTGGCACACCTCTGGTAGCGTCTACCGACGGATCAACTGGGTTCAGGATAGCTAAGTTTAGTGGTTACTCGCTCGACTCTAATTGGAAAAGCATACTAGTAGATTTAACATCTGATAAAAACATCGGGAAAGTTCATACAATAATTGTTTATACAAAGCCATTAGTAGGTAGTGCAAAGGCTACTGTACAACTTGAGGGTAACCAAGGCGCAACTGGATTTACTTCTACAGCTTTTGAGGTTGAGACAGCAGATAAAACTAGGCACGTTTTTACTAGTGTAGATCTGTTACCGGTTGAGGATATACGGGTGATTGTAAGTTTTGCAGATGGCGACGCAACAAATGATTGCCCGATTAGAAAGATAGTTTTATTAGGTAATTTTATTGAAAGATAATAATGGTAAAAATAAAAGATTTAACTCCAAAATTAAGCATACCAACACTTGAAGATGAGTTACAGTTTCCTGCGGACTTCCAAGAGGGGACAAATCAGTATATTGGAGGCCTAACGGCAGGATCAAGAGAATTGACACATGGAAAAATAAAAATACAGGGTGTTGATGAGCGTATGTTATTTGGTGATGTTGAGGATTACAGCACAGGAATTGGTGTTTATATTGGTAAAGATCCAAGTGATGGTTTGTACAAGTTCAGGGCTGGAGATCCAGCAGGGGTTATGCTTAGTTGGAATGGTTCTGCGGTTAATGTAGTTGGATTTTTGTCTGAGGGTGACGCGGCTAATGATATTAATACTAACGTTACAACTATTGACGGTGGGAAAATTACAGCAGCAACAATTACAGCAACACAACTGGTTACAACATCAGCACTTATAACAGCAGCAGCACAGATCCAAGATGCAGTAATCACTAGTGCAAAAATTGTGTCGCTAGACGCTACGAAAATTACATCACAGATAGTAAATGCTCAAATTGCAACAATTGAATGGGCGAAAATAACAAGTGTTTCAATTGATAACGCGGATATAACGGACCTATCGGCAAGTAAAATAAATACAGGAACTTTATCAGGTATTAGTATTTCGATTGGGTCGGGTAACTCAATATTTAAAGCAGATGGCAATGGTATTTATTTGGGTAACGCAACATTTGGTTCAGCACCATTTAGAGTTAATATGTCGGGTTCTGTTACAGCTTCATCCATAACTTTAACTAATGCAAGTGTTGGGAGTGGCTCAAGTTATACAGGTAATCAAATTGCAGAGGCTTATATAGGGAATTTAAATGCGAGTAAGATTACAGCAGGAACAATAAGTGCAGATAGGATAGGAGCAGGTACAATTGTATCAAGTAAATTAGCTACTGATATTACTGTTTCGGGAACATTAGTTTCCAATAAACTTAATATAGGTGGAAGTTCTGCACAACCATTTTATATTTGGGGGGCGTATATAACGACAGGGGGAACAATACATACAAATGATAGTAAATTGTATATGAATGGGTCTACCGACAAATTAGAGATGCACGACGATTTAACTATTGAGGGTGATACTTATATTGGGACAGGCTCAATGTCATTTGAAAATGGTAATGTTTTAACAATGTCAAGCAGTAAATCAGCAATAGTACCAACACATGATGGTTATAGAGCATTATACTGTGCAGAATCGCCAGAGGTGTGGTTCTTTGATTTTGTTGAATCTAAGGATAGAATGGATACATTATTTGAAGAAGTTACGGTAGGTGAGAAACATTTTATAAAAACAGAGGGTGGTCAATATTTAGTATTTGCAAAACGTAAGGGTCATGAACATAAGAGATTTGAGTATAAAACAGAGGCAGAATTTATAAAGAACGAGGAATTTTTACGGATGGCTAAGTTAAATAAAGGAGATTATTAATTATGAAATTAAAGTTATTAAAGGGATTTTTAGCAGGGATGTTCGCGATTGTGTTTGTTTGTGTGGGTTATGTTGTAAAACAAGAGTATTATGAACACAATGAACAAAATAGATTAAAAGCGTCTATCGACTTTTCTTTGTATCAGGGGACAAAGTAGTATATTTGAAAGAATAAAATGTCACAGAAATATACAGTAAAATCAGGAGATACTCTAAGCGCTATCGCGAAACAGTATGGCGTTGGTACTGGCAGTATTTCAGGCTACAAATCAGGGAACCCAAATTTAATATATCCAAACGAAGTTTTAAGTATTAATGGATCAAATAATAATACAATTCAGGCTAGTAATATTGCTCCGGCTCCAAATGTTCCACTACCAACAGATCAAGCAAAAACAAATAGTGGTGTAAACTCATTGTTTTCAGGCGATAGTGTTAATGCAAATGTTAATAATTACAGAAAAGAACTAGAAAAGATGATTTCTACTAGAACTAGTGAAATTGATAATAAAATTAAAGGGTTAAAAGAACAGCAAAACTCAACATTAGATAATATCCAAGCTTTAACAACACCATTTAGACAAACACTAGAGGACACAGAGCGAGAAAGATTGCATATTAACAAGAATTTTGAGGCTAATCAGACCTTAATTGATGAATTGGATACATTACTTACTCAAGGGAATGATTTAATTAAACAACAACAACAAGTAACAGGCCTATCGGCGATCAGGAATCCAAGAGTACAACAAACAATGAACGATATTTCGGCTAGAGCAGGGGTTATTGAGGCGGTTATCAATGCTAGAAATGGTCAAATTGGAGTTGCTGAAAATATGATAGATAGATCAATAAACGCGATAGCGTCGGACCGAAAAGATGAATTGACTTATTACGAAACAGTTTTGAATCTTAATAATCAGGAACTTATTAGTTTAACCAACGACGCCAAGAAATTAGCAGATTTTCAGGTTAATATGATAAAAGAGGATTTAGATAGAGCGCAAAAAACATCTGATTATATTAAAACATTGTTAGTTGATCCTGCAACAGCAGGGTTGATGGGTGAGGCTGGGGTTACATTAAATGATAGTGTAGATCAGATTAATGCGAAACTTACAAAAGCACAAACAGGCCGAGATATACGAGAATTTTCAAACAAAATAGCCTTAACAGGTGGTGTAGCAGTTGCCGATCCGTCAACAGTACCTGCAAATCAATTAATAACTTATACAGATACCAATGGCGGGAAACATTATTATAAAATGGCTGTTAAGACTGGCGATGCAAGTGGAGGCGGTGGCTCAATACTCCCTGCAACTGATCCAAGTGTTGTAGCATGGGTTAATGCTATAAAGAGTGGCACAACAACAATTGCTAACGTCCCTGCTGATTTAAAAACCTCTGTTGCAGCTGCTATGGGGAGTACAAATAATTCAGGTTTAACTTTTGATCAGTACCTAGCGGCCGCACAGGAAACAACAAAATCATCTTTTACACCGGCGTTAGTAGAACAATTACGAACTCAATATAATTCTACTGTAGGACAAACAACAACAAATGCTAATGCGCACAGTGTAGAGGATTGGGTAAATGCAATAAAATTGGATTATGCAACTGTCGCACAAGTACCAGAGGAAATGAAGAACCAAGTTGTAAGCGGATTAACTAAATAATAATGATATGCCACTACCAACAAATGATCAAATACTTAATACAATCAAAAAGGACCCATTAAAATTTGGTGTTACTACTAATGTTAATTTAACTCCCGCTATTTTTTCTAATCAATCATCTGGGGCATTACCATCAAACGACGCAATTTTAAATACAATGAGAGGTAATCCAACAAAGTTTGGAGTTAATCCTACTGTTTTAGACTCATTTTCTTCAACTCCCGTAACAGAAACAAAGTTAAGTACAACTCAACCTACTGAGGAGAAAAAAGGTTTATTAAATAGATTAAAAGAAGTTGGTGCTAGTTTTAAGGCAGGACTACCGTCTTTTGTTGGGGCAATAAAGAGTGGTATTAGTGTATTTTTAGGTGAGCCATTAAAAGAAATATCAGAGGATAGAACTATTACTAATTATGAGTTTGCTGTAAAAGATTTAGAGGAACAGCTAAAAAAAGACACTACAATGGCCTTAGTGAATAAAGATGGTGTTAGATATGACTCTAAAAAACATGGCGCTATGGGGTTTGGGTTTAAGCCAACAGAAGTAAAAATGACGACAGAGGATAGGGGAAATTATCAGAAACAGCTAGATGAGGCAAAATCCTTGGTTACAAAATTAAAAACAAAAGATGCGTCAAATGTAAATGTAGAGGAAAAATTAAAAGCCTCGGCACATCAAGATTTTCTAAAAACAGAACAAGAAAAACAGCAAGTAATAGAAAAATTCGGTCAACCAAAACAATGGAGCGGGCAATGGTTAGCCAATGAGGTTGCAACTAATACACCACAATTTTTAGCTTCATTCGGGGCGGGTATTGCAACTGCTGTAATAACAAAAAACCCACAAGCTGCATTTGCAGTAGGATTTTCTTCTAGTTATATTCAGGAATCTGGCGCCGCATACGAACAGGCAAAAGGAGTTAAAGGTGTAAATGAGTCGCAGGCACAGGATATAGCCAATAATACAGGAATGATCAATGCTCTTATAGAGCAAATCCCTTTAGGTAGGGCATTAAATAAGGCGCCTGCTGGGAAAGAACTAAAAAAGAGTTTATTAAAGAATGTAACAACAAGATTAATATCAGGGTCACAACAAGGGCTTACAGAGGGTGGCACAGAAGCGGTACAGCAAATAGTTAGCAACGCATGGATGCAAACAGTAGATGAGAATCAAAAACTCTTAGAGGGTGTTCCAGAATCATTTTTAATTGGTGGTGTACTTGGTATTGGTGGAGATGTAGTTTCTCAGGCAGTTATGGGGAAAAGTAGTGATGGAATTGGGAATAAAACACTTATAATCAATCCCGAGGCACCTACAAAGGCAAAAATTGCCTTAGAAAATGCCTTAGAGTTACCAAAAGAGAGTAGAAGTCCAATACAACAGGAAATAGTTGATAACTATGTAGCGCGCCGAGTGGCAGAAACAACAACTCCTAAAAAAATAACGACAATAATTGATACAGAAACAACAGTAAAAGGGTTACCCAGTATATTTACAAAAGATGCTACTAAATTTGCTAGTGCGAAAGACTTTGCACTTTCTTTGGATGGTGTAACAAATGAAAATAACCAAGTTGGTTTAATAGATCCTGTAAAAATAACACCAAGGGATATGAGTAGTGTAGATCGAGCAAAAGTTGAGAGTTTAAAGAAAAGTATTACAGCAAATGAAAATGTACCTGCTACAGTTATATCATCGGTTAATGGGAAACTAGAAACTACTGACGGAACACATAGGACGCTTGCTTATCAAGAATTAGCACAGCCACAACCAGTTGTTTATCATGGGAAAGAGATTATCGAGGGTTTAACAAAAGTATCAGAAGTTTATAGTAGTTTGAATAAGGGTACTGTAACTGCTCCCGTTAAAGATTCAAGACCTAACCACCAAAAACAATTAGAAGAAGCAGCTAATACAAGAAACATACCAGAGATAAAAAAAATACTAGACTCAATACCAGAAACTGATCCATATAAAAAACCAATGGAGGACTTATTTAGAAAAATGACCTTAGAAAAAACGTCTAAACCAACAGCAAATGATTTAGTTGAATCAAAAACAAAAAAAGAGATCCAAACTAAGTTAGAAGAAATATTTGGGACTTATAAACAATTAGATGATATTGAAAACACAGATCCAGACGATGAGAGATTGGCTATTGCTGATAAATACATGGCAGATATTGAACATGCAGCTATAGAGCGTAATACTAGTGAGGTACAGTCATTATTAACTAGAGCAAATAATGCACTAGCAAGAATAAATACAACAACACAGGCTACTCAAACGTCTAAAATTGAGGAATATATAAAAGATAAGGTCGAAAAAAGGACTGTTAAGTTTAGGGAGGATCAAGACTTTCTACGCAAAGGTCAACCGCCTATCGGCCAAGATTTTAATTCAGAGTTAACAGCAAGAGAAAGATTTGATATACCAAACCTTAAAAAATTATCATCTGGTGGGTCTGATAGAGAAGTGTTTGATTTAGGGAACGGAACAGTCCTAAAAATTGCAAAAACGGCTAGAGGATTAGGACAAAACATGTTAGAAGGTGAACAATATGCTCCAGTACCAAAATCTTTTGAATCGGGAAAAAATTATGTTGTTGTTGAAAAGGTAGGGAAACCAGATGCAATTACAAAACAGTTAGTGAAAGATTTAGAAGAGGCTAAGGATTTTAATGCTAGACAACCTGCTATTGATATGGTTAATAAGGTGGCCAATAAATATATAGAGTCGGGGGATCCACTTCTTGAGGAAATTGGATACTCAGTACAAGATTTAAATAATTATAACATAATGTTAAATGATGTTACTGCTCTGAGAAATTGGGGGACAAACTCAGATGGTATGCCATCTTTATTAGATGCAGGATCATTAAATACTAACGTAATAGAGCAATATAAAGGTACTAAAAATTTAGATGATCCAGATTTTAGGGAAGCATACAATAAAAGTAGGGAGGCAAAAAAGAAGTTTGAGGATACAGATAATTATACAAAATTCAGGATTAAAGATGATGTAAAAACAATCACAGGCAAAACAATCACAAATGCGCAGGAACAGGAATTAATAGATTTAAACAAAAAAATATTTGGTGATGAGGATGTAAAAATAACTCTTCAAATAATGGCCAATAAAAAAGCGCTTGGATCTTATTCAGAGGGAATGATACAAGTTTTAGATGGTCAAGTAGCTCCAAAAGACACTTTTTATCATGAGGCAGTACATAAATATTTAGATACTTTTACTACGAAGCAGGAATATATTGATGTTTTAACAGAGGCACAGAATAAATACCAGATTGAGGATCTAAACCAAGTAGAGGAAAGATTGGCAGAGGATTTTATAAACTATGCTAAAACAAGAGAAGAGACATCCGGATTGAAAGGTCTATTTGACAAAATCATACAAAGAATAAAGGCATTTTTAGGCAGTGGTGATGCTATTGATCAGTTATATAATGATATTATTTCAGGGAAAGCAGTACAAACTCCAGAAGTACAAGTAGCACTAAAAACTGTAAATAAAGAGCAAATTAGAGTAACAAAAGATGCAAAAGGAGTCCTCCAAACACTAAAAGCGATAAAAAATGAGTTGAATATGGCAATTATTGAGGCTGAGGGAAAGGCTGTATTTGCACAGGAGATTAGAAGTCAACTAAACACAGAAAATATTGCAAAATTAAAGAGAATTTATTCACTTAATGAGACTTTTCAGGCAGGGGATATTGAAACTATCAGAAAAAGTAGTAGTGGTGATCTTTTAAATAGTGTTATTGAGGATGTACAGAGTGTTTACCCAGATCTAAGCGAGCAGGATGCTTTTGATATGGCTATGAGTTTACCAACAAAGGCAGAGGAGACACCAAGAGTTGCAAATAAACAGGAACTTGTACAAAAAGAGAAAAAATTATCTGAATATTTGGACCAATTAAGAGAAAAACAAAAAGAATTAAAAATAAAAGAGAATGATATTTTAACAAGGGAGTGGGAGCAGGTTTTAACAGCACAGGAAAAACTGACAAGAATTGTAGAGGTCCCATCATCTCAAATGCCTGTAGGTACAGGGAAAGAAAAAATATCGAGGTTAGAGGCTAGGGTAAGGGGAATTTTAGATAGTGCGACATTGTCAGATAAAGAGGAATTAGGTCTAGCGACGTTTAATCAGATGAATCAAGATGAAAATATTGCAATGGCTACTGAGTTTGTTACTAATAATCCTGAGGATGGAATGAGGGTTTTGAAAGGGGAGATCCAGCCACCAAGGGGTGTACTTTATAACTCAATTTTAATAGCGATGAAATCTTTAGGAACAGAAGATACTGCACTAGGGTTAAGGATTGCTACATATGCTGCAACTAGAGCAGGCCAAGAAATAAGTATTTTACAAAAATTAACAGCAGATAACCCTGTTACAATAATGGAGGATGTTATGAGAACAAAGATTGAGGCATTTGAAAAAAGAACAGGTAAAAAAGCAGAGGTAAAAATAAAAGAAGAAGTAAAAAAAATTGATGCAGATCAAAAAGCTCCAAACATGAGGCAATGGAACAGCTTTTTAGAAAGTATAAGGTGCTAAATTATGTGGTGTTTAACTAAATCAGAAGAGGAAAAATTCAGACAGGCATTAGTAAACAAAGAGATCAATCCCTTTGAAATAGCTGATATTGGGAGTGAAAAAAGACGCGCATTATTTGAAAAGTTTGTGGCGCCTGAAAATGCTGCACAGATAAATTCTTACTATGAGAGTAAACTTTTACAAAAAAATAGATTAGCAGGATTCAAAAACTGGGCAGAACGATCCATTGGGAGAAGTCCAGCGGCTAAACGTGATCTTTATTCGAGGATAGAGCGTTTTCAAGAGAGAGGAGTTTTTGATGCTAAGCAATATGAAGAATATAAAGAGGATTTGGCGAGGACAGGTCTTGGTTTTAATTTGACGTTTGAAGAGGCACAGAATATCAATTTAATATCTGAGGAAACAGCAGTAACAAAAGGATCTTGGCAGGAAAAACTAAAAAGTAAACCAGAGTGGCAGTTTGATCCACAAGGAACTAGGGCAGAATGGATTGATAATCCTGAAAGAATGAAGTTTGGACTTAATCAAGCAATGATAGAGAAATATGTAAATGAAATTAAGTTAAATGAGCGCAGGAAAAATGTTTCATTTAAAGAAGATCCAATAAGAGCAGTTTTTAATCCTATAAAAGCATCCCCTGTATTTTTTAATAATCTTTTTAAATCATTAATGGCGTCTATCGACAACTCTCTCTGGGGTAGGCAGACTATAAAACTTTTATATGGATCAATGGATCAGAAAAGGATTTGGGCTAGAAATTTTAGAAAATCGTTTGGGGATATTAAGGATGTATTAGTGAATAAAAAGGTTGATGGTTTTGAACCAATAGATTTTATTAGGGCAGATATATATTCAAGGCCCAATGCTATGAACGGTAAATATAAAGCTGGTGGGTACGAATTGGGGGTATTAACAGAGGAGGCATTTCCAACATCTTTACCAGCAAGAATACCTGGGCTTGGTAGATTGTTTACAGCATCTGAAACAGCGTTTAATGGTGGTGCTTTGAGAGTGAGGGCGGACTTGGCTGATATGTATATAGGCATAATGGAGAAACAAGGGCTTAACCCTTTAAACCCAGATGAGGCTCGTGGAGTAGGGCATTTAGTAGGGGCAATGACTGGGCGTGGCAGTCTAGGTAAATTAACAACTATTAATCAAGAACTTAACTTTGTTTTATGGTCTGCGAGGTTTTTTAAAGCGAATATTGATACTTTGACAGCACACCAGTTTTTTGATGGTCAAGCCACATCATTTAGCAAGAGAGAGGCTAGAAAAAATCTTGTAAGTATAGTTGCACATGTTGGCGCCACAATGTTATTTGCTAGTCTATTTCTAGGTCCTGACGCTGTAGAAGAAGATCCAAGAAGTACTAATTTTGGTAAGATAAAAATATTTGGTTACTGGGTTGATATTACAGGTGGTATGAGATCTATTGCAATTATAGCAGCAAAAGTAGTGCCAACTGTGAATGACGGCAAATTGAGTTATTGGAGAAAATCATCTACTGGGAACTGGACTGATTTACGTTCTGGTCAATATGGTGGGTCAACTGTTCTTACTGAGGTTTTAGATGCAGTGTTTTTAAACAAACTAGCGCCGGTTGCCTCTACAATTAGAGATTATTATAAGGGGCAAATGTTTGGTGGTGAGCCTTTCAATATTAAAAAATCGATTATTAATTCAACAGTACCACTCTCAATACAAAATATGGCAGAGGTAAAAGATGAGGGTGCGGCAGTTATTTTAGGGGTAATGATGTCGGAGTTTTTTGGGTTAGGTGTTTCTACATATAAATATGAAAGTTACTGGGAAAGTAAAAATACCGATGAAATGAAAAACTTTCAAGAGCAGGTTGGGGATCAGAAATTTAAAGATGCAAATAATGATTTTAATAGGGCTTATACAATTTGGTTTGAGGAGACAGAGAAAACAGAGGGGTATGTGGCATTATCTAATGAGGAAAAAAAGAAATTACAAATAGATGGCAGAAAAGCTATAAAAGATAAAATATTAAAAGAATATGGTTATAAAGAAGTAAAAAAGGTAAAAACCAGAGAAGAAAGATTAGAAGCGGTTAAAATTAAGAGATTAATTAAGTAATTCGTGTATAATAACAATATGGGAAAAAGAGGACCAGAGGGAAAATACAAAAAAATATATTCTACAACAAAATTACAGGAGTATTTAGACTCTTGTAAAGATGAACATATAAAAACTGTTGTGCAAGAAAATCCTGGCAAGGAATATAAAATGTATAAGACGACTCTTAAAGTACATTTACCAACGATTGAGGGGTATGCAATGTATATAGGGTGTACTGCATCAACATTATATAACTGGGAAAAAATTTATCCCGAGTTTGCTAGTGCTAAAAGACGTATTGTACAAATACAGAAACAAGTTTTAATAGATAGGGGGTTGGAGGGAGCCTACAATCCTGTAATTGCAAAACTAATTTTATCTAATAATCATGGGATGAGAGAGACAGCTGATATAACATCTGGTAATAAACCTTTAAATACATTTAATGATGACCAAATCAACAAAATTGCCGAACGTATCGCAAGAAGACAAGCAGGGGATGGTGATACATCAGGCACGGAAAAATCTAATTGATTTTTCGATAGCAACAGATCCAACCTATCAAGATACTTGGTTCCATGAAACATTGGCAGCCATATTACAGGATTCAGTAGAAAAAATAGAGCGTGGTGAAAACGTGAGGATAATACTAGAATGTCCGCCTAGACACGGTAAATCAGAAATCGCGACTAAAAAATTTCCAGCTTGGTCATTGGGACATCATCCTGAGTGGCCTGTTATTGTTGCCTCTTATTCAGGAGATCTAGCAACAGAGTTTGGGCAAGGCACAAGGGATATAATGCAATCAGGAACCTATCAGGAAATATTTAAGTCAAGGTTACGATCAGATACAAAAGCTAAAGGGCGCTGGATGACCGATGAGGGTGGTGGCTACACTGCTGTTGGTGTTGGTGGTGCTATTACTGGTAAGGGATTCAAAATTGGTATTATTGACGATCCGTTTAAAAACAGAGAAGAGGCAGACTCCCAAACAGTAAGAGATTCAAGGTGGGGCTGGTTTAGATCAACATTTTATACTCGAGGTGAGGGTGGTAATGCAATTATTGTTATTACTACTAGATGGCATACCGATGATTTAGTCGGTAGGATTTTAGCACAAGAAGAAAAAGCAAAAGATGATAAAGAGGAGTTTTATGATAAGTGGACTAGAATAAAATTTCCTGCTATTGCAACAGAGGATGAAAAATATAGATTAAAGGGTGAGCCACTCTGGAAAGATAAGTATCCGATAGAGGCATTAAGGGTCACCGAAAACACACTGGGACCTTACGAATTTTCTGCACTTTATCAGGCTAACCCTATAAGTTCAGAGTACCAAGAATTTAAAGAGCATTGGTTTAAAAAACGAGACTGGTCTGAGGTAGAGGCACTAGATACTAGAAAATTTGCAACTATAGATCCGGGTGGTAAAGGTTTGGATAATGATAAAACTGGGATTATTAGAAATTATGTTGATAAACAAAATAAATGGAATATTAAGGCTATTGGAGTTCATTTTGATTCAAAAGAGTTATTAGAATATATTTTTAGATTACATGAGGAGGGGTTTGAGAAAATAGGGATTGAGGAAACTGTCTATTTAAAAGCTGTTAAGCCATTTTATGATGACGAGTCAATTCGTAGAAATAAATTTCCCTATATTATTCCATTAAAACAACCGTCTACACAAAAAGAGGTTCGTATTCGTGGGTTAGTTCCAAGGTATGCTAGTGGGGGAATATTCCATATTACAGGGGCTTGTAAGGATTTGGAGGATGAATTAGTTGTATTTCCTAAAGGAGCGCACGACGATGTCCCTGATGCCTTAGCAATGCAAAATGAGATAGCGGAATCACCATTAGATGAGTTTAAACAGGCTGTAATGAGACGGGATAGGGAGGAGAGAAAAAAAGAAATAAGAGTACGTTTTGGTTTATAATGTATAATATAATATTAATATGATTACACTATCTAACGAACTAATTAAACGTCTACACGATGACGATTCTTTTCAAATATTTATGGAGTATGTATATAATCGAGTAATGGAACTTGACTCAGTTAATGGTATATCTGAATTGAGTAATGAGAGGGCTGGAGAAGAGGTAAAGGCTAGAGGGTTAGCACTTGATAAATTAAAAGAGTTGTTTGATCCAATCTGGGATTTTACTGAGAAAGTAAAGCCGGATGAAAAGGAAACAAAGGTCGCTGAGAATAAATTTGGTTTATAATAAATGAATAATACAGGAACTAAAGAGCAAATAAGGCGTTTTTTAGAAAATGCTGTAAAAAATGCACAAAACCCCGATCCAAGGGAGGTAATTAAGCAAAAACGTATGCAAAAAGTAGGTAAAATTGCAAAAAAGTATGGGTTTTGATAATATATTATTATGATTATAAAAATGACTAAAGGAGAATTGTTAAGGTTTTATGAAGGATTAATATCAGTTGGTGGTTTAAAGGGTAGTAAATTTGCTTATGCAGTAGCCAAAAACTCTTTTACCATTAATGATGAAATTGAGGCATTACGAAAAGCTATAGAGCCAGCAGAGAATTTTGTTAAATTTGATAAAGAGAGGGTGCTAATAGCAGAAAAGTATGCAGTGAAAAATGATAAGGGTCAAGCTGAAACATACATGGACAGTAATAAGAAAGCACAATTTTTTATCCAAGATAAAGAAGAATTTGAAAAAGCGATAGATGAATTAAAAGAAAAACATAAAGAGGCTATTAAAGAAAGAGAAGTACAGGTCAGTATTTTTGATGAAATGTTAAAAGAGGAGATTTCTTTTGATATTATACAAATAGCGGAAAAGGAGTTACCAGCAGATATTACCCCGAATCAGTTAGTAGAAATTTTAATTATGTTATAATTTTATTAAGTATTAAGTTAAGGAGTTTTATGAAACAAGAATTTACAAAAGAAGAAAAAGAAAAAATAAAAACCGAGGCTATAGAGTTGGGTATACCAACAGTCGGTATTTCTTATGAGAAAATAGTTGCAATGATAGATGATAAAAAAACAAATAGTAAAAAGGATGAATCTACTGAACCAAGTAAAAATGAGGTAGAGGATATTACAGATGCAGTGGTAATGGATGGAAAAAATGTAGTAAGAACATACACATTAGAAAATCATGGGGATGGATTTGAAAAAATGGCAACGGAGTTCGCAGAAAAGCGCAATTACAAGGTAGAGTTGAAAAGTATGCAACCTGCTATTGTATGTCCGCATTGTGGTGGTAAGATATATAAAAGTAAATAGTATAAAAAAATTATACCCTATGGGTAAAAAAGGAGTCCAATGGACGAAAAAACAAAAGATATAAACCTCGAACTATCTCCCGAGGAGCAAAAAGCTGAAGAGGAGGCACTAGTAGAAGTTGCTGATGATAAACTAAGAGAAGAAATCGCCGAAGAGATGGGTATAGACCCTGATACAGAGCCAGATCTTTTAGATAAAATCGTCCAGCGCGAGAAAAAAAGTCGAACAATGTTATCTGGAGCTATTAAGCAAAAGAGAAATTGGAGAGACCGCGCAGAAAACAAGTTCAAAGACAGTTCAGATAAAACTGACGGTGGTGAATCCACAAAGACAGGTGATCCAAAAGACATAGATGCTATAGTCAACGCTCGTTTTGAGGCTAGAGACTTAAAAGATCTAGCTTTACCAGAAGAAATAGAAAATGAAGTTAAAGACCTAGCAAAAGTCAAAGGGATTTCCATAAAGGAGGCGGCTCAACTTCCTTATATCGCAGCAATGCGCAAGGATTTTGAAGAGGATACGCGAATGAAAAACGCTACTCCTACCCGTACTAAAAGGGGTTCATATTCGTCTAGTTTTGACAGTTCTAAAATGCCTGATCCAAAGGATTTTCCATTTAATAGTCCTGAGGATATTGAAAGATGGAACCAGGCTAAAAAGGCTCATTACGAATATAAAAAACAAAACGGCTAGAGATCCTAATTAGTTCCTTTTAAAATTACGTTTAATTAATTTATTGAAAGGAATAAAATCATGGATGACGCAAGAAAAGAGTTTTGGGGTGATTTACAGGCTGATCTATATGTAAAAAATACAGCTGTGTATCTTGCCAACCAATCACTCGAACAACTAATAAGTACAAACGGAAGAAAGGCACATAGACCTATTTTATCTCACCCACAAACTGGTGTTTATACACCTCATTCTGATATATCTTTTGAGACAAAGACTGCAACAAAGCAGACTTTAGAAGTAGATACTTTCGAGTATGCTGCTGAGGATATAGATATAACAGAACAGAGCCAAACACCTTACGATCTAGTTCAACACTCATTACGATCTATTAGACATGGATTAAGTAATAGAATAGAACAGATTTTTTTGAGCGAGATAACTAACGCAGATCATTTGATTTCAGGTGGTGCAGTAGAAGTATCTTCTGCTAATATTTTGGATATTTTAGAAGAAGCTGAGGGTAAGTTAGGTGCTTTCGATGCTCCTTATGAGACATCAATGAGAGCAGCTGTACTTGGACCTCGAACTGTTGCTAAACTTAGAAGAGCAAAAGGTGAAAGAGAAACCCGATTGGGTGACTCTGTGCTAGAAAATGGTGTTGTTGGACCTTGGCAAGGATGGAATATTGTTCAAAACAACAATCTTCCTTGGAGTGCTACTCTAACAATCGATACTAACCCAACTGATGGTGATACAGTTACTATTTCTGGAGTTGTATTTGAATTTCAGGATGACCTAACTGATGTAACAGCAGGAAACGTTGGTGTATTACGAGATGGGTCAACAGTTGCAACTTCAAGAGCTGCATTAGCAGCCGCTATTAATGATAGTGGTACAGCTGGTACAACTTACACACAGTTGACAGCAAAGCAGAATTTCTTAATCAGAAGAAAGAGAAATCTTGCTGCTGCATCTGCTCAGGGAATGTTATTTACAGGATTTGGAGACATTGCTGTTTCTGAAACATTCACAGCTTCAACCAATGTTTGGAGTGCACAAGAAGAGCAGTCTGTATTCATGATAAGAGGTGCTATTGACTTAGTAGTTCAATTTATGGATCTAAAGGTTGCTGACAAGGAAAAAGGATTCGCAGATTTAACAAAGGGTATAATCGGAGTAGGTGCAGAAACTTTCGACGATGGTGCTACTTTAATGGTTAGACTACGACAGGATGTAAGTGGATTCTAAAAACACTTATAAGTAAGTGAGGTAAGCGACGAAAGTCCTCCCCTTGTAGACAATATACAAGGGGACATTTCTAAACAAAATGGCTTATCTTAAATGTAATAATTTAGGAAAATAAATAAAATGAAAACACTTAATAGGCCATTAAAATTAAATGGAAGTAAGAAAATAGTAAATAGTATTACTATTCAAGTTCTTCAATATGATATAGATGGAAAAATTCTTCTTTGTACAGGGTTAACAGTACCTACAGCAGATTCAACAGGATTTGCAAAAGGCTGTCTTTTTATTAAGACAAACGCAGCAGATGGAACAAAAGGACTATATGAAAATATAGGGCTTTCAACAGCTTCTGATTTCAACTTAATTGGAGATGTTGCAGCTTCCGAAATTGGGCTAGCAGAGGGTAGCCTTTTAGTAGGGAACTCTTCTGGAGTAGCTACGGCCCTTGTTGCAAAGACAAGTGGTAGAATATTAGTTGGTAATGGTACGACTTCCGTCTTAGTAGCAGTATCTGGTGATGCTACATTAAGTAGTGCAGGAGCAGTTACAGTAGCTAACGACGCTATTACAACCGTTAAGATATTAAACTCTAATGTAACTTTAGCTAAACTTGCAGCAGGGATTACTCCTTCACACGTTGTTAAATATGCAGGTAAAATAACTTGGACTGGATCTGGGGCAACTTTAGCCTCAACAGTTTCAGGTGTTTTATCAACTGATGTTGTTATGGTAACTATTCAAGGTAAGCCAACTCAGGCTGCTTATTTAGTAGGTGCAGTACCAACAACCGATACGATCACTTTTGAGTTATCAGCTGCAAACACGTCAAATGATGCAGTAATTGCTTATCAAGTATTGAGAGCAGCAGCTTAGTAGAATTTAATTGAATTTAATAGTTTCGTGGGGTTCTATGAAAAACCTCACACAATAATAATTTAAAGAAAAAAATATTATGGAAACACATCCCATTGGTTTAAAAAGTAAAGGATACCAACAAGTAACGGTTAGCACTGTTGCTATTGGATTGACAGTACCTGCAGGAACAGTAAGAGCTGTATTTGGTGTAGAGGATCAATCATTACGTTATCGAGTAGATGGTACTGTACCAACAGCGAGTGTAGGGGTGTTGGCGAAAGCCGATGCGTCTTTTGAGTTGTATGGGCGTACTGTTTTAACTGCATTCAAGACTATTAGAGTAGATGGTACTGATTCAGTTTTAAGTGTTCACTACTATGGTTAAAGTGTATACTAATTTATAGAGTATAAAATATGCCTTGGAGTTTAAAAAGTAAAACAGATAACAGTGGAAACTGGGGTCTTAAAAGTAAAACTGATAACACAGCAAATTGGGGGCTATCGGAAAAAGTACCTCAACAGGGTGATACTCTATTTATTTTAACGCCGGATAGTAATTATATTCTAGTAGGGAGTAGTGAAGACTTATTTCTCATTTACCAAGAAGAATATAATAATTGGAATTTGAAAACTAAAATTGAAAGTTAATTATGGCAAATAAACTATTAAGTGAATTAGCAAAAGGTACATGGGATTCTGGAACTGCTTATACTATCGGGGACATTGTTGATAGTGCTGGCAGTTCTTTTGTTTGTATTGCTAATAGTACTAATAATGAGCCACCTAATGTTACTTATTGGGCTTTATTAGCCGATAAAGGAGATACAGGAGATACAGGAGTAACTGGAGATACAGGAACTCATGGAGATACAGGAACTCAGGGAGATACAGGAACTCAGGGAGATACTGGAGCAGATTCTACAGTTGCAGGAGATACAGGAACAACAGGAACAACTGGGGATACTGGAACAACAGGAGATACTGGAACAACAGGAGATACTGGAACAACAGGAGATACTGGAACAACTGGAATAACAGGAGATACTGGATCAACTGGAACTCAAGGAGATACTGGAACTCAAGGAGATACTGGAATAACTGGAGCAACAGGAGATACTGGATCAACTGGAACTCAAGGAGATACTGGAAATACAGGATCTACTGGGGCAAAAGGGGACACTGGAGTAGGTGTACAAGGCGATACAGGAGCAGATTCTACTGTTCAAGGTGATACTGGAGTGGGTGGTGGTGCACCTGTTGATGCAAAATATATAACACAAACACCAGATGCAACATTAAGTGCAGAACAGGCACTATCTAGTCTAGATACAGGGATTATGCAGGTTACCACTACTACAGGAGTAATTAGTAGTATTACTACTTCTGCTGGAATTTCTGCACTTATTTCAGATAAAACAGGATCAGGTGCATTGGTATTTGGAACTTCACCAGTATTCACAACTCAAATTACAACACCAGTAATAGTGGGTGGCACGGCAGTAGATTCTAAAATTACTCATAAATCAACAACAGGAGCTGGAACGACAGCAGGTATTGCCCATCAATGGACGGGCGGAACTAACGGGGCAACAGTAATTGCGACTATGTTAAACAACGGCAACGTCGGCATCGGGACGACGGGACCGGGAGCGAAGTTGGAGTTGTATCAATCTCATATAGGAATAGATACGATGTTTCGTTTAGGTGGTCCCGTAGGTGATGGTCAAGGTCAAGCTATCGCATTTAATACTGATAGCACATCAAGTTTCACTGAGGGAGCAAAAATCGCAGGTGTCAGAGAAGCGGCGGGGGCACATGGCGGATTGAGGTTTTATACTAAAGGTACAGGTGGACTTTTGGAACAAGTTAGGATTACAAAAGAAGGCAACGTCGGCATCGGGACGACTGGGCCGACCGCAGTACTCCATTTGAAGGCAGGAACGGCAACAGCAAACACAGCACCTATTAAACTAACCGCTGGAACAGTGAATACAACACCAGAGGCTGGCAGTATAGAGTTTGATGGAAGTAATTTATTTTTTACAATATAGATAGGATGAAAGATTTAGAAAGTTTTTACAACTATCTATTAGTCAAAAAGTCTTTTGGTGATGTAACAATAGAGGGATATATAATAAGTATTAAGTATTAAGTATTAAATAAGGAGATAAAATGGACACAGTTTATGAAAAGAAAGATGAACAAACTTTAGTTGTTAGTAAAACAGCGGAAGTAACAACTGAAACTAACGAATATACATTAGAATTTTTGTTACAACAGGAATTAAGTATATTGAAACAGAGAAACAAATACATAGAAGCACGAGATAAAGAGTTAGCAGAAGTGCGAGAGTTAATTGCACAAGCTAAACTGCTTGGTATTGTTAGTGATTTGGAGGTTGAAAAAGCTAAAAAAGAAGTATTAAATTAGAAATAAATTGTTATGGCAAAATATAAAGTAACAGAACATATTTTAGGATATGATGATAAACCAATGGCAGAGGGTGACTCTTTTGTGTCGTATAGGTCAATATTTAATTTGGCTTTAAATAGTTTTCAGCAAGAAGAAAAACCAACAGCAGAAGAAAAAACAAACGCTTTTGCATTAACACTAAAGATATTTAGTGCTGATGAAGTTGAGTTATCTGCAGAAGAAAGAGTTTTAATCGAAAAAAGAGTAGAAAAGAATTATAACTACCCTCTTTTTATCGGTCGTACTAAAGAGTTTTTAAAGGATAAATAATGCCAACAC